TCTGGGTCTCGGAAGACCCAAGTCTCCACACGCTCTACGAGGCTTGGGAAGAGGCGGTCATCAACGCCGGTCCGACGATCACGTACACCTGGCTGGGAACTGCCAATATGTCGCCCTCGGTGGAGACTATTGATGGCCTCGTGACCCGCACAAACGTCCTGCTAAGGCCACAGCCCGATGGTGTGGGAGGCTGGGCCACTTCGGATGAGACTCGGTACGTCTCGAGTTTTGATGAGGGAGCGGGGCCTGAAGGTCATCCTGCGCTGATCGTGGAACGAACTACTGAGTCGCCGAGCAACATCATCGCCGACATCTATGCTATCGGTAGTACTGATACCTCCATAAGTGTTGAGCACCTGACTGAGGTACTTCCCGATACTCAGTATACCGCGTCCGTCTACCTGAAGAGTGGGCTCGCCGCGTGGCGAAGCTGGATGTATATTTACTGGTATGATGGCACGGGTACACTGATCTCGAATCCTGAGACTGGTTGGGTGGACCAAGAAGGCAGTGACTGGACTCGAGTCAGCATGACTGAGACTTCGCCGGCCGGAGCAGCCTACGCTCGACTGAGGGTCTTCGTGGGTACGACCGGTGGGAATATCATCGGCGGTGAGACGGTCTGGGTGGCCGACGCCCAGCTCGAGGAGGGGCCCGAGGTCACTCCCTTCTTTACTGGCGACAGCATTAACCAGGCCACCGAGGAAGTTCAGAACGCCCGTCAGGCGCTTGAGGCCGCCTGGCGAAGCACGGCTCGACTGTTGGCTACGGACCTCGACCTGAACACGACCATCACTTACGATCTGCCTCGGCTCGGCGTGAACAGCTATTACCGAGTAATCACCGCGAGCGACCTGCCCTCTTACAACGAGGGGGCGATCGTACCGCTGATGGCCGGACCGACTCATGGCTGGATGTTCCTCAATGGAGGTCCCGACTTCACCCAGTCGGTTCGCCTGCGAGCTGAGCTGAAGATCGGTCGCACGCAGTCTCGGGAGAAGACCTACAACCGATACAAGGGGCGGCCGAAGCCCATCCCGACGGTGGGTGAGGGGATTACGCATCAGATCAGCGTGAGTGCCAAGATTCGACCCACGAATCGTCCGGAACCATCGAGTTCCGCTGATGATGTGGTAGAATTGTCCCTGCAGCCCGGCAACGTCTACATGCGTGACCCGCTTGGTCACAAGTGGCTGGTTTCTATCGACCAGGTAGAGCCGGAGGTTTACGGGCTTTATGAGGCAGTTAGCTTTAGCGCTCAGGAGGTGGAAGGGTGAGTATCGACCCCTCAGTGCTCATTGGTCGTCGGAATGAGCGTTGGCGGTTTGATCTACTCACGCTCAATGACACCTACATCCGCCCCCTGAGGCGAGTGGTGGATGGGAAGTTCGACTTCTCGATCTACAACACCATTCGCTCAGGGGGCGACTTGACCTGTGCCTACGAGCCCGACATCGACTGGCTCAAGGTTCGCATTCAGCCATGGTATATTCTACTTGATAACGACGATGAGACAGAGCTCGCCAAGTGGCCGATGGGGGTCTTCATCCCCGAGTCGCCTGGCGAGAAGTTCTCATCGACTGGCGCGTCCGTAGAGCTCCAGCTTTACGACAAGCTCCTGCTGCTCAGTCGTGATGAAGTGGAATCAACCTGGGTTGTCCCAAAGGGCACAGACGGCCTGCTAGCTGTTCGTCAGGTGATCGAATCGGTGACCGATACGCAGTTGGTGGCCGAAGACCTTGGAAAGACGATCGCAGGCGACATGGTGTGGGATGTAGGGGAGACGAAGCTTCGGATCATCAATGACCTCCTGGAGTCAATGAACTACTTCAGTCTCTGGGTCGATGGTTACGGTCGATACCGTACGAACCCCTACATCGAGCCAATGAGCCGAGGTCTCGCCTGGGAGTTCGTTGACGACCGAGACAGTATCTATAGTCCGGACTACGAGCACAAGGCGGACTACTTCAATGCGCCGAACAAGGTCATTCTGATCGGACAGGCAGAGGGGGACGAGGAAGCACCAAGAGCGGTGGCTCTGAACGAGAATCCAGAGTCACCGCTCAGCTTCCAGAATCGAGGTACCTGGATCAGCTACACCGAGCAAGGTGTGGAGGCTGACTCTCTAGGGACTCTACAGGCCATCGCCCAGCGACGGCTAGCGGAGAAGTCTCAGGTGACCTCGAGTTTCACCGTGAACAGCGCTCATATCCCATTGGAGCTGAACGGACTGGTTCGCTTTGTTGACTCAGAGTACGATCGCGAAGCCTACTGTGTCCTTCAGTCATTCTCGGTGAACACACAACTGGGGTCAATGATGGAACTGGAAATGCGACGGGTGGTCGAAACATGACAGGTAACCCCCTAGTCGATGCCTTCCTGCCCCCGGGAGGGAATTCCACACCGCCGACGAACTATAGGTGGGGCATCGTCTCGGGCTGGGATGGTAATCGATGCCTTGTTCACTTGGATGGGGACTTCGATTCTGAGGATAACCCCATCATTATGCCGGCAGCTGTTCAATACGTAGGCTCAACCCCCCGAACTGGGGATAGAGTCTTAGTGTTGATTCATCATCTTCGAGCCACCATTCTGGGAGTACTATCTCCCTCTACATCGGTGATTGGCCCAGAGGGAAGTACTTCTGAGTCTACCCTTCAGCTTTGGCGGGTAGTCGGGGGTTCTCAGATGAAGTACCTGTTCCAGGCGGGGATCTCGGAGCAGGCCAACATCATCATCCACAAAGATGGCGAGAACCACGCAATCTTCCGAGTGGGGCGCGATGGTCAGTTGGAGATGCAGACCTACACCGTGTCGGGTAGCGGCAACGCCACCCGTCCGCTGCCGTTTGCGATGGCGACCGGCAGTGTGGTGATAACTGGCACCGGATCAGCCGGTGGAGTCACTGCAGCCATCACGTTCCCTTCCGGGCGCTTCACGTCGGCCCCGCTACTGTTCGCCACCGCTCGGACGTTTGGCGAGTACATCATGGCGAGCGTGGCGGCGACACCGACAACCTCGGGAGGTACCGTGCGTCTGACCAACACCAACGGAGCCGCCTGGAGCAGCTCGCATACGGTCTATTGGCTCGCTGTTCAGTTGGAGGCGTAACGCATGTCCCTAGATTTGATCAGTGCTCCCGATCCAGAGCCTGAACCGGAGCCCGAAGACCCTCCTCTTACCGTAAGAGTTACCCTCTTCTGTCGTACAGAGGGGTGCGAGAATGAAGGGGTGCCTATTACGCTGGAAGTTCCTCTGGATACCAACTACGCCTTCTGTGGCCCTTGCGGAGGAAGGATCACCGAATACACTGAGGAGACTCAATGATCGATTTCCTCGGGGTGCCTCTGAGTCTGGTGAACGCCTCCGGCTGGGGGGCATTCGCCCTGCTCGCCTGGGTGGTGATCCGTCTTGTACTAAAGGGTCAACTCTATCCTGCCAGGTATGTGCAAGAGATTAGGGAAGACCGAGACCAGCGGCTCATCGAGGTAGGTGCCTGGAAGGCTGCATTCGAGGAGCGGGGCATCGTTGTTAGGGACCTGCTATCACAGAACCGCAAGCTACTGGAGCTCTCGAAAACGAGTGCTCACATCCTCAAGTCGCTACCAAACACGGGGGACATTGAAGAGGAGGCTCGCAGTGGGTAATCGTTGGCGCTGGCCGTGGACGCAACCCGAAGAGCTGAAGTGCCCCGAGCCGTCAACCCTGGGCGAGGCTGAAGAGGCGCTCGAACAGGTACACCGTGAGCAAGAAGAAGTCCGCGAACTCCAACCCCAAGTGACACACGTAACCAGAGAAATAGCCATCGAGCGCGAGGTCAACCACCTGGCGGCGCGCTTTCGAGAGGCACTACGGGGAGGACACGCATGAGGCCGGACACCTTGGCGCTTATACTCGCAGCGATTCCAGCCGTCGCTTTCGTCATTATCTACCTGAACGAGTACCGGCACATCTGGCCCACACCTGAGTCTCGCCACCTGATCGGCTTCACGGCCATTATCGCCCTTGTTCTCCTCGAGGAGCTGGCTCGCAGGGTGTGGATCGACATCATCCCCCGAGAAGCTCACCGGGTTTTCGTCGCCGCTACTGTCACAGGTGCATCAATCTTCCTCTGGCAACGACTGTACATGCTCTTGCGATACCAGGTGATACCTCGCAAGAAGCGCCGGAGGGCGGCAAAGAATCTACGCAAAGACCCCCCAGTTCACCTGGGGTGAACAGGTCCTGCTAGGGCCTAGACAAGGAGAATCATGAGCAAGAGGATCGTTTCTGAGGAGCTCGAGTTCGCCGCGAAGCAGGGCTTTGTCCGAACCGCGGCTCAGTCCATCGCCGGCGCGCTCGCCGGTGGTATCAGTGCTACCGCGCTTGTGACTGTGGTCTCGGGCGAGGTCGAGCTGGTGCCGACGCTGATTACCTGGGGAGTGGCAGTGGCGACTCCGTTCATCAACGGGGCTCAGTCGTACTTCTCCATCATCGGACGCGGCATCCCGGAGGCATACGTCGAGGCGGGAGAGCAGCAGGCCTGACACCTCCGGCGACAGACCCCCACATCTGGCTTTCCAGGCTGGGTGTGGGGGTCGTAGTCGTGTGTTAGGGGTCGCCGTGATCGCGCGTCGATCGTCGAGCGTCAGGCACCTCAAGAAGCCGTCTATATCGCTCCCTAATCGCCGTTGACATAAAAGCAGCATGATTAGATGGCCCTTGCGGTGGGAGCGATTTAAGGAACACACACAGCTCATCGCCCCCACCTAGAATGGCGAAGAGGTGAGGGCGAGAGCTAAGGGGCACCAGTTGGTTGTTCAAGCCTGAGCAGTTCGAGGAGCTGCAGCCTCTGGGTTGCCACTAAGAGGGAGCTACTACTCGAGAGGAATGCTGCTAGGCCCCCTTAAAGTTTGAGCTGGGCGCGATAAGATCATCGTCGTTTAAGATCGATCCGGTCTACCGATCATAGGAAGATCCCCAGTGCATCTGTGCTCTATGAAGTTGTGCCTCTTGGAAGTTGTCGGCCTGAACCCATACTATCCGACTTGGCGCTTCCCTTACCAGTTAGCGCAGTTCCCTTGGGAGGAGAGGGTCAGTCCTCGTCCTCGAGCTCGTCGTCCTCGTCGGACTCGGCGGCGGCAGCGGCAGCTGCGGCGGCCTTCTGCTCCGCCTTGCGCTGCTTGAGCGCCTCGAGCTTCTGGCGCTTGTCCTCCTCGAGCTCGCCGGCCTGGAAGGCCTTGAGGATCGCCTTGACCTGCGGGTCGTTCGGGCCGGCGAACTCCCACCGAGCGCGGTTGCCCGGGATGATCTCGCGGTCGAGTCGACCGTCCTTGGCCATCTTGCGGAGCAGGACGCGCAGCTCGCGGGTGGTCGTCTTCTTGCCGAGCTTGTTCGAGATGAGCTCGACGACGTCGGAAACGCCGAAGATGGGCTCGGTGGTGGTCTCCTCGGCCTCGACCTCCTCGACCTCCTCGACCTCGGGCTCGGGAGCCGGCTTCGCCTTGGCCTTGGTGCTGGTGCGCTTGGTCGCCATGATATGGCTTCCTTTCTTGTTGGGGTAGTGGCAGTCTGCCCTCATCGGTTGGGTTGAGCAGCCCTACATACATTAATGGGCTCAGCTTCGGTTGTCAAGGCGGCGAGGAAGGCACCTTCCCCTTGCTTTGACGAGGTTTTCACCCGGCTATTATGATATGAGCATGACGAGATACCTGCTCATCGAGTTTGACGAAGATGCTCAGGCCGACCAGTTAAAGCGAAAGATCGACGTAGCTGAAGAAGGCGGCAAAGGCTTCCGCGTAGTGGGCCTCTATGCGCGGCCGCGATCAGTATGTCAGTGCGCGAGGCCCAGAGATACCAAGCTCAAGGACCTGGTCAAGCGAGGACCCAAGTTTGGTTGGTGGACTTGTACAACCTGCCGACGACCCCGGATGGGTGACCATCAGTTGCTCAATCTTCTCCGTGGGCAAGGCATGAGAAGTTCCAAACCAACCGTAGCTTATGATCCCCTAAGCCCAGGAATGCAGCAACAGAAGTGGAACTGGGTCCCTGATTCGCTGACCCTGACCCTCCTCCCTCGCTCATCCGCTATTCGACTGGGGAAGATCAAGGCATGAAGTACCGTTGGAAGAAACGGCCCTACAAGCACCAAGTCGCAGCTGTGAAAGATCTGCTCGCGAGGGGCTGGGGCGGTGCCCTGCTCATGGAACCTCGGACAGGCAAGACAAAGGTGGCTATTGACTACCTCTCTATCCTGCATATGCAAGGGAAGGTGAACCGGGTTCTCGTGATCGGCCCTATCGTCGCCCTTGCGGTGTGGGAACAGCAACTTGCTGAGAACTGCCCCGTGAACTACCACATCACGAAGTGGGACCGTAAGGGTCGGAAGAAGGAGCCTCTGCCGAAGTATGGCAAGGATAGGCTTGACATCGTGCTGATGAATTACGACGCATTCTCCACACCGGGAGGGTGGCGAACCGACCGGAAAGGGAACCTGATCCTCGACCCTGCTGGCAAGCCGATTCGCTCACGCAGTAAGGGTGGACGATACGACGTCAAGAAGCAGATCAAACTCTGGCAGCCTCAGATGATCATTCTGGATGAGAGCCACCGAATCAAGACGCCCTCTGCCAAGAAGACCACTGCAATCTTGTCTCTTAGGGATATTCCAGAGTATAGACTGATCCTGACTGGAACGGTGGTGACCAAGAGCAAGCGACTCTTCGATGTCTACGCTCAGTGGAAGTTCCTGAACCCACAGCGATTCGCGGGAATGACCTTCGCCGACTTCAAGGCAAACTACGGGCGATGGCTCCCTCGAGAGAAGTACTCTCAGTGGATAGGTAATCGAAACGAAGATGACCTCCATGCAAGGATTCACCTCGACAGCTTCAGTGTGACTCGAGAAGAATGCTACGATTTGCCAAAGCAAACTGTGCAGATCATCTCGGTCGAGCTCGAGGAGAGCGCCCCCGTCTACGACCAGATGGCTGAGGACATGGTCGCTCGCATCCACACAGGTGAGATTACGGAGGCGTCAATTCGTCTCGTTCAGCGGCTTAGGCTTCAACAGATCACCTCAGGGCTGGCCACGACTATGCCCTCCCCAGAGCATCCGAAGGGTCAGCTGCGTATTATCGGGGCCGAAAAGCTGCGGATGATTGAGAGCCGCCTGGAAGACCTTATGGAAGCCGATGAGAAGGTCGTCATCGGTGCACTATTCAAGGCGGACATCAGTCGACTGCAGCAACTCTGCCAGAAGATGAAGGTCCCATACTTCACTATCAGGGGCGGGATGAAGGACAGTGAACGCGAGTATGCATGGAAGCAATTCCCGAAGGTTCGCGGAGGTGCGGTCTTCATTGGCCAGCCCGCAGCTGCTGGTGAGGCTATCGATCTTAGCTGTGCTTCTATTCTACAGTGGTATAGCCTGCCTTCCAGCTGGGTGAATTTCCGTCAGTTCTCTGATCGCATCGCACTCAGCGATAAGCCGACGTTCCATGAGTTCTACCTTGCTCGAGGTACTATTGATGAACTAATGAAGGAAACGTTGGATGAAGATGGTGACATTGGCAAGGCCATGATCTCAAGCCCCGACCGTCTGCTGCGCATGAACGCGGCTTTGACATCTCGCAATTCTGAGTGATAATATTACCACGTAGAGAAAAGAGGTTGCCATGATCATCTTGGAAGGCCCAGACGGCGCGGGCAAGACCACGTTGCTGTCGGAGCTACAACATCACTTCAGTTTCCCCGTCGCCGAACGCGTGGTCAGCAAGGATGCCGAAGCGATGGTCGATCTCCAGAGCTGGGTCGAACAGAACGTTCGACAGGGGTTCCAGGAGATGTTCTTCGATCGTCACCGCCTGGTGAGTGAGTTCATTTACGGCCCCGTACTGCGACGACATGCAGAGCCTGGTTTCACAGACGTGGGCTGGACTGGGGCGATGCTGCAGCTGTTCTATCACATCCGACCGGTGGTGATCTACTGCTTGCCCCCGCTTCAGGTGGTCAAGGACAACCTCCAAGGCGATCCCGACAACGAACGAGTCAACCCACACATCGAGCCGATCTATCAGGCATATCTTCAGCGAGCTTGGATGGATCGCATGATCAACCCTTACTCGGCCATCTATGACTACACCACTGACGGTCAGGAGGAGGACCACCTCAAGTACTACATCGACCTGATCAACGAAGCTCTCAGGTATGCTAAGTACCGAGCTTCGACCAACGCCCAGTACACCCCCATCGAAAGGTAATAACATGGTAGGAGACAAGCTCGACCAGATGTTCCATCTCCAGGGCATCCTGCAGCGCGACACGTACGGCGCTCACCCTGCCGAGATCGAGGACATCAAGGAGCGAATCCAGTTCTATAAGGACATGCACGTGGCTATCGTCGACGAGCTTCACGAGGCGCTCGCTGAGATCGGCTGGAAGCCCTGGGCAACCTCGCGACACATCAACGAGGACGCGGTGAAGGGCGAGCTGGTGGATGCCTTTCACTTCTTCATGAACCTCTGTATGCTGGTCGGCATGACTCCGGAGGAGCTCACGAAGAGGTACGTGCTCAAGCGGGAGAAGAACATCAAGCGCCAGCAGGATGGCTACGATGGGGTCTCGAGCAAGTGCGTTGGGTGTGGGAGGGCGCTTGACGATGACGCAGTGACCTGTCGAATCTCGGACAATGGGCGATACGCATACTGCTATGCGGCGTCTGACGGATCTTACAGGACGTTCACTCTCTCATGAAGAAGCCGATCGATCAGGGTCGACTCGTAGGCCTGATTCTTGCTTGGGCCTTGTCTGCTCTCGTTATCTCTCTCATTATTCTCGCCATCGTCAAGATCTGGAGCTGGATTCTTTCATGAGAACATACACTGCACCTACTCTGACCGAGCTGCACGACCAGATGTGCAAGTCCCTGGTCTTCGCTTACGAGGATGAGCTGGACATGGTCACTTCGGTGGATGTTCAGATTCATGACGTGGTTGCTCGAGCCGAGTCGATGGCTTGGGATTTCGACCTGAAGTCAATGTGGCTCACCAAGAGTCGCTGGTCGATGATGGTCCGTCAGTATATCGACCCTGAAGACCTAGAAGCTTGGATCGGTCAGTGCACGGGGAAGATCGGCCTTCGCGGTCGAGGCATCGCTGTTATGCGAACCAAGAACGTCAAGCCCCGAGGTGGAGCTGCTACCGGCCACAGCAACAAGGAGACCCGCCGATGGGGCTCATGTATGCTGAACATCTCGTACAAGGCTTTGCCGAAGCCTCAGATCACGCTTCACTCACGCACTTCCTACTTGGGTTACATCGGGGCACTCGACCTCTCGGTCGCCTGGATGTGTGGAGTCTACCTCGCCAAGGAGATGGGATGCAAGGTCGAGGACTTCGCCTTCGTCTGGCACAACGAAGCGATCCAATGGCACAACTTCAAGTCGCTTGCTTTCCTGCTCAATTACTCTGGTAGCGAGGGGGATCGGGAACAGTACCGACGGTTTCTGATGTCACCCTCGAGCGAACTGACCAGGGATGAAAAGCGACTCATCCTTGAGTCACCCGGTCTTCGACTGTCGAGGAAGTGGCTGGCTAAGGTGCTGAAGGAGGACGCTGCCGGCCTGACCTATGGCGACATGACGTACAACACGTATCGTCGAATCCGCCGCAGGTTCCACACCGAAGTGCTCGGCTACGAGCGAGCCAAGGACTTCGAGGGCTGGTCCTACTACAAGCAGGGTCCGAAGGAAGGACAGCAGAAGGAATACTTCAAG